TGCCATTAATCTTGATTAAGGCACGGCCGGTAATTTGTGACATTTTTAGTACTCCTTAAAAACGATTTAAATGGCTTATAAACGGAACTGAACCGCCGCCGCGAATACTCGGAACTGGTTGACAATGTTCGGCGGGATGATGGCGTTCACACGGTCTGGATCGGAGTTGCTACGCACCACCAATAGATCCGCCTTGAACTGCTCAAAGTCTTCGACCAGGGCAACTTGTTCCAGCTCACGAAACAGGGCCAGCAGCTCAGCACGAATCATGCTGGGTGTGACCACTGCCTGGCCAGGTGCAAATCGGGTCCCGTCATCTGCCAGTTTGAAACGTGGGAAACGTAAGGCGATGCGTGTACGGACCGCGTAGCGGATATAGTCCACGGTCCATTTGGTGTTCAGATTCAGATAGCTGATATCGTCGACACCAAAGGCATTTTGCTGATAGGTGGTAATCACCCGCTCGATATAGACCGTTCCATCCTGGCCAACGGTTAAGGTCGAGATACCGTCTTTCAGCAAGATATTGCGTTCTTCGCGATTGAAACGACTTTCTTCAGGTGGTGCCATTACGCCTGGCACGGTCAGTGTCTGGAATGGACGTGCTGGATCAATGGCACCATTGAACTCGACCACAGCAGCCCAGGCAGAAGCCAATACCCATGGCGCTGTCGGGCTGTTATGCCAGCCAATGACACTGCTTTGCACTGAATTGCGTGATGTACCGTAGGTGCTTAAGCCTGCATGTGTTGCCGATAAGCCGACGAAAGCATGACCAGTTTTCTGGGTCATGGGCCCCCAACGTTCAGAAAGCTCTGCCTCCAGAGCAGCCATGTTGGCGGTATCCGACCAGGGACTGATGATGGTATAGAACTGATCATCACCAATAGCGGCCAGCACATCGGCTATATCAGGGTTGCCATCACCATCGGCCATCGGTGTAATAGTGACCGTGATACCGTCAGGTTTGTTATCGGTCTGGTAATACGTCATGCGCAGGTCAATATCATTGCCATGCTCACCTTTATTACGCGCCGTTAAGTCAACCTGTGCCGCAGTAGAGCCATTCACAGCTGCTGTCAGTGGCAAATTGGTTTGTGCATTAATCTGTGCCACCAATTTGGTCGCGATCGTGGCCGCTGTATCGGTGGTGGCCAGTGCAATCTGTACCCGTTCCCCCGCCACATACAAGGTCATGGTCTGTGCTTTACTGGGTGTGCCTGCAAACAGGATGGAACCAGTTGCGGCCACGCCGGCATCGGCATCATCCAGTGCTACCGCCCACACATCCGTGGAACGATTTGCGGTTTTAACGGCTTTAAGCATGGCGGCAATTACACTGCCACGACCGAAAGCAGCTTCACCCTGTTCAGGATTTAAGATCCGGACTGGAATTTCAGCGGCCACATCACCGGCAGCCAAACGGTTACCAATCACCAGAATTTTTCGATCCTGTGTGGGCAGACCTTGAACGGCACGGGTATTATCAAACTCGATGAACTGACCTGGTGTGCGAATATCCAGCGGGATTTCAGCAAACGAAATGTTCTCTGCCATGATTAGGCTCCTTTAGTAGATTGGGTGGCTTTCGGTTTTGCCGATATCTCGACAACGTCACCATCACGCATGCGACGACGCCAGTAGCTAGTCAGCTCAACACTTTCACCGGCAGCAGGCAGATGTTCGCCAGTGATGGGGTCACGGACATTGATTTTGTCGTTGGCCGGTTTCAATTTTTTAATCATGTTGGGCTCCTATTGATTCAGTTCGGTCAGGTCATCCTGTGCATCAGGATTACTGGTGTCATAGTCGGGCGGTTCCTGCAGCCACTTGCCATGCTCGGCTGCAGACTCAAATTCGGGGATGTCGTAATCCGCGTGGAAGTGTTCAAAGTTATCCAGGGAATCCAGATCCACCTGGTAACCGAAAGGCATGTTCGGCACTTCAAATGTCAGCGCGTATAAGGCTGATTTGAAAGTTTCTTCCAGCTGAATAGAAAACAGGTTTTGCACATTGGTCAGACGCAAGCGACCGATGTCTTCAATGATGCTGTCATGCAGCTCAGGAATCAGCTTTTCGATAATCTGGTAAGCACCGATAGTGGTGCTGTCACCCCGGCGACGGGCACTGTCATTGCCCACATGCCGGGTGATGACATACACATCAAAGCGACCATTAATGGTGGCACCGTCAGTATCAACGGTGCCGGGTCTGCCCCCCAGAAACGTGGTGTACACCGCTGGCGCCAGTGGCAAGATGGTTTTCAGTAATGCCAGGTTCAATGCGTTGGGCAATACTTCAACTGCTCGCAGCGTGTTTTTAAATGCACGCTTTGTGGTGTCCACAATATGGTCTTCAACGGCGATAATGCTCATATAAAGCTCTTATCTTTACGGTTGAACACGTTGCCGCCTGACTCCAACTGGACGGTGTTTTTGCTGGCTGGCTTTTCGCCTTCAGTAGAAATACCGATGCTGATATCACCACGGGCAACGCCTTTCAGAAACGCCACTGCATCGTTGTAACGTTTGCTGACATGCTCGGTGGCCATGTCGTCATACAGGTAATAACGAGCGATATCACAGGCCACCCTGACCAACGTGGTCGGTACCGGTGTGACCGGCGCGGAATAACGGCTGCTGAGATAACCTTCAATCTCGGCATTCGCATCGGAAATGGCGCGAGTGAGGACGTCCGTGTTCAACCCACCCACATTATTTTTGTCTGTCAGCTGAATGAGTTCATCTTCACCAAAGCGATGGATCATGTCTTCTTCTGTGCAGTACATATCAGTGCCCCGTCTCAGCAATGCGAATGGTTATCTGCTCATGCAGTACTTCGCTGTTACTGGTGTTGATTTGATTGGTCACAATGTAGTCTTCACCGTCCACACCACCCGACAGACGCACGCCTACGCGATAGCCATTTTTTGAATCGGTATCAATGTCCAGTCCCTCCGGTGCTGTCCAGGTGCTGGCCGTGATAGTGGCTTTTTGCAGCTCATCTGCTGGCCACTCCAGCCAATACCACTTGGCTGAATTTGGATGTTTGGGCGGTGCATTGCGAATCATGGTGGTTTAGGCCGCCGTTTCGCATTTGGTACGGAGTGTCATGCTGACGTTATTGGCCGCGCTGGCACCTTCGGCAATCACACGGCGGATCCAGATGGCTTTATGACCACCAGCCGGGATATCGCCAATCGCTAATGCAGCCCCTTCGTTGGCCGCTGCACTAAATGTGACCGCGCTCGGAGCGGTGCTTTCATTCGCCACAGTTTGTTCGGTACCGGAAATGGCACTGGACCCCAGACCCACGGTTTCTGTTGAGTCTTCACTGGCACTGGCCGACTGGATCCATAGCTTGGTATTGAGCATGGCCAGCGTGGCGTGATTATTCAGCACATAGATGCAGCGATATTCAGTATCGCCTGCAGCTGACTCATCACCACTGACCACATCAAACAGGTTATGCAGCTCAGCATCGACAATTTCTTCACTGCTGATCACACCGCCCAGGGAGGCATCCGGATCGGCATTGGCCTCGCCTCCGGAGAGCTGATACGTAATGTCACTGGCAACGATTGGCATGGTTAAGGCTCCTAATGAATAACCGCTCTGAACACACGTTGTTCAGGCCGTACCTGATGCACACGTTTTTCAGATCGAATCTTGATAATGCTGATAGGTGGCAGCACGGTATCGCCCAGCTGCCAGGTAAAAGTGATGCTGTTTTCGGTGATGGCGATTTGATGCCAAGTTAATGTGCCATCCAGGGCAACGCGCTCACGCTGAGCAAACATCAGTTGTATATCCGTGATAATGGATTCGGCTATGTTCCAGCGAGATTGCATGTCAATTTCGAGCGCGGCCAGTAATTGCCATTGGGTATTTAAGCTGGCCACAATGGCATGACGCATATGCCAGCTGACATTCAGATCCTTGATAGCGGTTTGAATGGCAGATTCGATTGTCCAGGGCAACTCAATGGTCTGATCAACGTTCTGCTTTAGCTGCCACTCCGCCTGTAAATCAGCGGTCAGGTTTTGAATCAACGACCAGGGCAATTCCACTGCCTGATTTACGTTCTGCACGATTTGCCAATCGGCCTGCAGGTCGGCTGTCAGGTTCTGGATGATTGACCAGGTTGCCGCCACATCCATGTGGATGGCATTAAGCAGGTTCCAGGTGGATTGCAAGTCAGCCTGCAGGGATTCTCGCAGGGCATAATTGATTTGAATTTCAGCTGTCAGTGCCTGGTGAATATTGAACTGTATGTCAACATCATTGGAAGCGTTATTCAGCAGCTGCCACACTAATGTGTTATCAGATTCAGTGGCCATCCGAATGGCATGAACCAGTTCGATATCACTCGATGCTGTATTCAGTAATTGCCAAAGCAGGCTGTTATCAGAGGCCACTGACGCCCGAATGGCATTCATTAATTGAATATCACTGACTACATCTGATGGCTCAGCAGCGGAGACTCGACCCGAGTATCCCAATGGCATCCAACCTAATGGATATAAGCCCAGCATTAGATCAGCTCCAGCTGATTTATAAATGGCTGAGCAGCGACTTTGCATTGATTCCAATCAGTT